ATATAGCACGGTGGAATACGGCAATCCCGTTATCGAAGAGATGCAATTCAAAACCCTTTTCAGCAACTTTGATAATTTAGGCCAGGAGCGCAGGAAAAGAAAATGGATGTATTGTAAACGATTAATAACACTGCAATATAGCAATATTTCCAAGTCGAATGGTAGAACTTTATTTCAATTTTACATAAATCGTTCTGGTGCATACGATGCATTTACATTTTTTAAATACGAGTACGAAACATATACCAGTGAATATGTCGGGACAGGGGATGCATCAACAGTTATATTCAATTTGCCTTGTAAAAATTCAAGTGCAAGAACTGTCTATCTTGACGGTGTAGCGAAAACAGGCGGCGGAACCGATTACACATATTCGGCTTTGGGCGGCACAGACGGTTGTGATAAAATAACATGGAATTCAGCACCGGCATCCGGTGAAAGAATTACGCTTGACTTCACCGGCTACCTGAAAATCAAATGCAGATTTAAAGAAGATAACTTATCTTTTGAAACATTTATGAATACTTACAGGACGGTCGGAATACAGCTTCAGGGCATTTTGAATTATTAAGGGGGTATAAATGGCAGGAATAACAGCAGTATACATTTCGGCAACAAGTTTTTCGTTTGCCGGAACTGATTACACGGATGAATGCATGTACGGGCGCAAACTGCTTTGCGATTGCGGGGTTAATGGCGATAAGGTCGTAACTGTGGATAGCTCAAGCTGGAATAGTAACATTACAACAGTAACGCTAATAGCTGCCAACAGTGCAGCGATAACCGCTAATCTTGAATCTGTGCGTTTTGGGCCGGGCATGGGGACTCTTGGCTCAGTAGGCGCAACCGGTATGTACGCACAATCGGAAAAAATCTTGATTAACCAAGACTTTTCTATCTGGCAGGAGGAGGAGACTTTTACTGATCCTGCTAATAATATTTATACGGCTGATGGATATTATGTTTGGAAACAGGATGGAGGCGGAACTGCTCCAAGCGTGAATGTTAAGAAAAATACAAGTATTCATGAACCCGCCTTTAAACAAACTTGTGAGCTCGAAATTACCAATGTTGGTGTATCTGATTCAGCAAGGAGATGGTATTATAATCAAAAATTAGAAGATTATCAAAACTATAGAGGAAAAACTATCACCTTATCGGTTAGAATAAGTGCATCAACAACCATCATCTTCCCTGGAAAAATAATCATAGAAGACGGTATTGGCTCAAGCAGTGCTATAATAACTTCTATTGAAACAGATAGTATTACTTACTTGATAGAACATACTGTTGCCGATAATGCAACAAAAGTACAAGGAATATTTGCTATTTGCTCTGGCGCAGGCGAAATCTCCACAACCGGCTCAATATACATTCAATGGATGAAGCTCGAGCTTGGCTCAGTTGCCACACCTTTGATTCCAAGAAAGACAGGTGATGATCTGAATGATTCTCAAAGACATTACCAAAAGACATATGCACAAGGAGTCTTTCCTGGAGCAACCACAGAAATCGGTGCTGTATGGCAAGAAATCACAGCCGTTGCAGACGCCGACCATACAATAACAATAGATGTAAAATTCCCAAAGATAATGAAAGCTGCTCCAACTATCACTTTGTACGATTTAGCTGGTAATTCTGGTAGAGTATCAATGGCAGCGGGCGACAATATTGTCGGAACAGTCTCACAAATTAGCGACTCTGGTTTTAAAATAAGCGCAACAAATGGTGCGGCTGCAACATCAAGAAAAATTGCATTTCATTATACGGCAATATCGAGGGTATAATTATGAAAAAATATAGATTAACAGAAGACGGAGTGCAGAAATTAAAAAAAATAGGATAGAATATGGCAAGAGGTTTAAATTCAGTCATTAAAGACTCGTTATCCGGGCTTCAATTATTTCCATTTTTTTGTTTGGATTTTACGGATGGCGCAACTACCTATAAATACACAACATTAGACGTACCGATCAATTTCAGCGGAAATCCCTATTGGTTTGACACATCTGATGATCAGTGGTTTGACAAATCTGATGATCAGTGGTTTGACACTCCGAATACTATCTGGAATCTATCCACTTTAACCGGGACATATCAATCAAGGAATTTTGAATTTGAAGGCATTAATTATACGTTGTCAAATGTAATGGATGATTGCACTTTGCGGATCGATAATCTTGATAGTGTTTTAACACCTATATTTGTTGGCGAAACGATTGAAGGAAAAACAGCATCTGTTTATTTGGGGTTATTAGACACAGATGATAAGGTTTTGGGTACAGTTTTAATGTTTACCGGCGAAGTTGACTCTTTTGAATTAAACGAATCGGAAGTTAGATTAGTTATCGGCTCAATATTTACAAGGTGGGGACATCAGGCGGTTAATGTTCATCCAAGCTCTTGTCGCTGGAAAGTATTTAAAGGAACAGAGTGCGCTTACGGAGGAGCGGAAACATCTTGCGATAGAACATATGTAAGATGCACGACGCTTGGTAATATTGCTAATTTTGGCGGCTTTCGATGGCTGCCGAGCATAGAAAATAAACAGTTTCAGTGGGGGCCGACAAGAACTGAAGCAGCCGCCATAGCTCATTATGGAGGTTATGTATTATGACAAAAAAACTTCCATATAATATAACCGAAAAATATATTAATTCAAAATATAATCCTGAAGGTATTTCAAAGGAAGAGGGTTTTAACTGTCTTTCAATGGCTGTAAATTTTTGCAAAGAAGAGCTCGGCTTAGATTATAAATTTAATATCAACATAATCGATGAAATAGATTGGGACAATGTATCCAGATTATTTCATGAAAATCCGGACGTGGTGTTTAAACAAGTTGAAAAGCATTTTTTGAATTATTATGAATATATTGCGCCGCACGAAATGAAAAAAGGCGATATAATTTCGGTCGATACCGGAAATGGTATAAAAATACCGTGCGTATTCGTTGGGAATAATAAAATATTAATGGCAACTGACAAAAGAATCAAGGTTGCAGATTTAAAAGGCATGAGCATATTTGATGCTTACAGAATCAAAGAATCTCATAAAATCACTACCAAAGCTGTCTATAAAATGGGTGAAAACCCAGAAGATTTAGAGTTGATTGACGAAGAAAGCTATCTATATAACGGTGACATTTCTAAATGCTATGGTTTGGATGCGGCGGCCTGGATAGCCATAGTTTCGGCGGTAATATCATTAGCCTCAGCGGCTTATGCATATGCTAATACACCGGAAGACCAGAACAGTAGTTATGAGGGACTGATGGTCAACACAAGATCGACCAAAGAACCCTTAAAGGTAGTATATGGAGAACGAAAAGTCGGCGGCAACGATGTTTACTATGCGTCCATAAGTGATTATCACAAAGATTTATATATCATACAAACATTGTCAGAGGGCGAAATTGAAAGCGTTGAGGAGGTCTTTATAGATGATCAACCGTTGTCGTATTATGCTCACTATACAGGTCAAAAAGCGGATTACGCATTTTATAATGGTTCATCAACTCAAACATATGATACTATAATTAATAGCATTGACCCATCATTTATTGATAATATGCGACATACTGCCTATATCAGATGGCACTTTTTGTGGAATAGGGATTTATTTCCTACCGGTGAACCACAAAGATTTGTAACCATAAAAGGCAAAAAGGTTCTAGATTTTAGAGATGATTCAACTGCATGGTCTGATAATGCGGGGCTTTGTATGTATGATTTTTTTACAAATAGCAGATATGGACTTGGCGTCGATGCTGGATATGTTGATGTAACATCCTGGACAACCGTTGCGAATTATATGGATACCAAGGGTTGGAATTTTAACTATATTACAAACGGAAATAATAATCCGTGGACTACTCTACAAGACATGATAAAGCACTTCAGGGGATCGTTGTCCTGGTTTGATGGAAAATATTATCTGTTATTTGCTGATTTAAATGAAGAAAGTTCCGTAATGACAATTGAAGATAAGCACATTGTTCAAGATGGTTCAGGAAAAGCGCAAATAAGAATAATGCAGCCGAGCAGATTCGATAAACCTAATGGATTGAAATGTAATTATTTTGATGAAGATAAAAGTTATACTAAAGACGAAGTACTAGTCGGCGAAGCAGAAGGCGTTATACAAAATATAAACCTGTTTGGCTATACGGATAGAGCTACCGTTGGAAAATTAGCAAACTATAAATTAGAACGATTGAGACTTAACAGAATAATTTCAGTACCATTTAGTGATGATTGTCTCGAATTAGCTCCGCATGATTTAGTTACTTTTAATTCTTCAGCGTTATCTATTGCTGATCAAGCAATGAGGGTTGTGTCAACTTCGTTTGCTGGAAACGGTTTAATCAATTTATCATTACAATATGAAAGTTTAGATTTATATAATGATGATTATGACGCTGAAATAGAGGGGGTTTATACTTGCAGCTTGCCGAAAGCCGATGTCGTTGTATCTATTACAAATCCACAAATCTCAGAAGATACATTTTATTACAGATTGAGAACTGAAAGCCGATTACATATAACTTTTACAATAGCCGATACCGAGCCGTGGTTTAAGCATGTTGAAATATGGCAGGCGATTATAGATGTTGGCGATCCTGCACCTGTTGAAGCAGATTATGAACATCAATATAATACCACAAATGATTTTAATATAGATCATGTCGAACAGGGCGTTGTATATTATATAGCGTTGATTTCAGTAAGCATTTACGGGGTTAAAGATTCTTTCGCAAATGCTCCTAAACTGTCACATACCATTGATGGCAATTCGTCAGCTCCCGAAAGTCTTGCGTTTTTATCGGCGATTCCGAGCACTATGGGTCTCACTCTATTTTCAGATAAATTGGACGATCCCGATATTGAATCGTATGAATTTCGGTTAGGCCCTCAATGGAACGGCGCTCTTTTTATATCGGCAAAACGAAGTCCGCAAGAAGCATTTCCAGGAATCAAACCTGGGACGCATACTTTTTTTTGTAATACAAAAGGAACGAATGGGATATATGGCGTTACGCCGCGATCGGCGGTAGCCGTTATTCAGTTGCCTATAGGATGGACACTTTCTGATACATTCACAGACGATTATGATGGTACGGCGTTGCCCAATAATATTACAGGGATTACAAAAGCAAATCCGGGCGTTGTATCATCGGTCGCACATACTTTGGTTGTGGGTGATAAAGTTGGCTTTGGTAGCCCTTACGCAACCAACTTAACCGAAATGACCGAGCTCAACGGCACAATTCA